TGAACCCCTTTAGTTTTCTCTACAGTACGCATAGCGCCAAGACCAAGCATACCCATAAGTACTGTTGTAAGTAAAGAGCTATCAACAGGAGGTACAGTAAACCAGATACCTAAGATAGGGGATAAGATAGTAGAATACACAAGAGCAAAACAACATGACCATCCAACAGCAGGTCTCCATCCAGCTACAAACATATTCTTGTGTGCAGCCTCAACCTTGTTAACCTCCAACTGACCTTTGGCTAGCTCCTGAGCATGCCTCTCAGCCATAGTGCTGATCTCATGGGCTAATTTGTTCTTAACATCTTTGTCTTCAATAAACTTATCTAGCAGACCCGTTACAGGTGCAATCAATTGTGCTAACATTCTTATCTCCTATTTCTTAGACAAAGGGCCCTTACGGTACTTAGCGGTTTTCTTAGCAATCTTCTTAGGTTGCTTAGAGAACTGTTTGCCTTTCTTAGTGTCGTCCCTTTTCTTTTTACTAGTAGCAGCATACTCTTTAGATGACAAAGCACCTCTAGCTTTCTTAGGTAAGTATCTTTCACCAGTAGCCTTAGAGCCCTGTGTACTATTCTTACCAGACTTAGTACCCCACTTTTCTTTAGTCCATTTACTCATGGACTTCTGAGCTTTAGTCTTTGCTCCGTTATACTTACCACCCGCTTTACGATATTCTTTACCAGCTATCTGTGCCTTACGGGCACTCCACTGTCCGGGACTACCGCCCTTGCTTCCAGCTTTTACCCTAGCTACAATTCTTTTCCATAGCTTTTCGTTTGACCTAGCCATAGTTATTTAGCCTTTTTCTTTTTACCCTTACCGTAGCTCATAGCTTTCTCCTTTGCTTTATTGGATAGTTCTTCAAAATGAAAAAGTTTCGCAGACAAAGGGCCATGAGCGGCACCAGAGTGAACTTCACCATTTGGCATTTTATGAGTACCGCCTTTATGGGGAGTACCTTCTTTTGTATAATGCATTACACCTTTAGCCATTACCATTTCACCTTATTAGCCCAGTAAGCTGCAGACAAAGGGCCTTTAGCAATGTTCTTTGCATGCCTAGCCTTAAAGCTTTTACGCTTTGCTTTCATCTTAGATGACTCACCAGACTTAGGGGAGCCTGCTGTGCTAGCTCCCTGTTCTCCAAAACGGATTGTTTTGATAGTATCTCCTGACTTAGCAACAACAACGTGGCTTTTAGTAGGGTGACTAGGGGTTCTCTTTGGTTTATTAAATCCACTAACGCCTGCTCTTTTTAATCTTGGATCTTTAAGAGGCATGTTATTTATCCTTTTTAATCAAGCTCTGGATAGTGTCTGATTCAAATATCCTTAAAGACATCCAGATAATAGTTAGAAGAGAAGCTATAGGTGGTAGCCAAGCAGCTAATGTAAGGACTGCTGTTGAAGCAGCGGCTACATCAATAACTTCTTTTGTAGATTCTTCCATAAAAATATCCTTATAATATGTACAAGTACACAACAAGTGCGACTGAGAGTAGTAATAAAGACCCTAAGGTTGTTTTAATAAGCTCTGACAACTCACGCTGTTTCTTTAGCTTAGATAACCTAGTCTTCTCTATTCTATGTTTATGTTCCATTAAGGACTTATGTTGTATAGCTAACATATCTCTCCATACTTCCCTTGGTGTTACTTTCTTTAATTCTTTTTCTTTGGCACGTATATCAGCCTTAGCCCATGCTAACTCAAGAGCTTCCTCCTGAGTCAACACATGATCACCTGTCTTAGTAGCTTGCTCAATAGTCTCAACTGCTGCTTTACTTTCAGTCAGTGAAGAGAAAACCCCAGCAAGCCCTGTTAGGTTAGCACCTGATTCCTTAACGGTTTTAATGCCATCGTTAAGAGTCTTAAGGATACCTACGACTGCTGAGATTTCTGCAATCATATTAGCTGCCTAAAGTTGGGCGTGTGTCAGGAAAGTCTGAGGTAGACGGCCATTGACGCAATGCAGTCCTGTACAGCAAGATGTTGTCGCGGTTAGGCCAGTCTGGGGTTTGTGCTGCTGTGTCTGAAGATGACAGTTCGCCATCACGCCACATACGCCCAGCTTCTGCCGCTGTTGGCTCTACAGGTGTAGGTGCTACCCAAAGCTCATAGTGGTCAAAGTTAGCTGCAACAAACTCAGCGTCAGCAGTGATGGTATTTGTGATGTTACCGTCAGCATCTTTAATATTATATTTCATTTAATTATCCTTATGGAATGTACTGGATGACAACGATACCTTCGCCGCCATCACCGCCTCTCGCACCTGTCGCGTTATTTTGGTTTCTAGCTTGACCGCCACCACCGCCAATACCGCCATCGCCTCCGCTAACCTGTCCGTACGAAGTCGTTTGAGTATAAAGCGAAGCGCCCCCAGCCAGAGGTTCAGATTTTTGAGGTGGGTAAGGAGGAAATTGATTAGCTTCTAAGCGAACAGCCATTGGCCCTTTCCCGCCAGCTAATTGGCCCATAGTTGAAGACCAAAAATCCCCAATTACGTCACAGCTTCCTGAACGATAAGTGGAGTTGTAAAAGCCTGCTTGCTGCCCCGTCCCTGTTAAACCTACTGCGCCGCCACCTGCCAGAGAATGTCCCGCGCCCCCAGTGTTGTTTACATCACCGTTAGAGGCCGTCCCCCCCGCAGGAGTTCCTGAAGTAGCTCCACCTCCCGCACCACCGTTAGCAGTTAAAGTGGCTGACAATCCAGTGCCTGCAACAGTAGAGTTACCTCCATTAGTGCCACTGGCTCCCGCTCTGCCGTCGCCGTGAGCGCCTACTACAACTACAAAAGAGCCTGAAGTAGTTACAGCTAGAGTGTTCTTTTTACTATATCCTCCAGCGGCTCCACCGCGAGGAGAATTGCCAGCGTAACCAGCACCTCCACCACCTGCGCCAATAACGTGAATCATTATTTTGCCGTCTTGAGGTGGAACCCATGTCTGGGACTTGCTTAAAAAGATTGTAGGGAATGACGCAGAGCCACCGCCTGCTGAGATTAAGTCTGTTAAATTACTCATTAGATAAATACCCACGAAGAAGTTGAAGTCCCAATAAGCCCTACAGACATATTAGCTACGTTGATTGTTAGGTCTGATGCGTCACCCACGATGGTGCTGCTATTGCGCCCAATGACTGTTGTGTCAAAATTACCTACAGTTACGTAGACCTTCATGCCCACAGTAGGCGTTGGAAGAGTTAGCGTCACACCTGATGCACTGACGAAATGATGTGTGTTAGGTGTAGCGTTTGCATTGCTGCCTACCGTTACTGTAGGAATACCAGTGTTGTCAAGAACGCTTGAGGATACTTTAGTAATCGACATGCTTATACTCCTAGTACTGGTCTAGTAGACGGGAAAAGGGCTTCACCCTCTTCGTCTGTAGCAGCAGGCCAGTTTCGCAGGGCTGTACGGTAAAGCAGGATATTGTCACGATTCGGATAATCTGGGACATAAGCTGCAATGTCTGTAGATAGCAATTCTGCATCTCGCCATTGCTTTGCGTATACTTCTTGAGTTTCAAGCACTTGTTCATATATAACTAGAGCCATTAGAGTATCCTCGAGTACAGCGGTGAACCCGCTTCTGTTATTGAAGAGGTAATACCGACTGCTTTTCCTGTAGTAAACTTATAAGCCCTTTCATTATTAAGCACACAAATCCAAAAATTAGACCCATCATAGGTAATCCCTGAATGAGCATTAGTGCTGTTGTTATTAGTTACTCCAGATACAAAAGAACTTGACGATAAAGTATTTATATAAGTGCCGCCAGTTGAGTATTTATCAATAGTAGAATCAGGTCTCATTGCATAAATATAACCGTCAGCAACAGTTAAAAAGCACCCGCTAGTTTGCACCGTATAGCTTTGTCCTGAGTAGACCCCAGCCGCAGTAATCTTATAGACTGTACTATTAGAATATTGAGAGACATGGAAGTGCGTCCCGTCCCAAGCAGCAGAACGTGGAGAACCAGAAGGATTAGTCGAAAAGAAAGTGCTTGTATAGACACCCGCAGTGGTGTGCCTCGCCACCGAATTGTACTGATCGCCTACGACATATAAATATGTTCCATCGTAACTTAATGCTCTCGCGTTAGTTTCTGACCCACCTAAAGTCGATATAGTAATTAGAGCAGAACCCCCTGTATTTGCAAACTTTTGCATACTTGCTGAATAAAGTATCCAAATATCAGAACCTATAGCCACAATGCCTCTTGGTGCTGATGCGAGAACAAAGGCAGAATTCCCGTTAGCTATGCTAGTTATAGCGACAGTTGCATTAGGATAGTCGGACACTGAAGTCTCTGTAATTCCAGACTTTAGCCACTTCTCGCCTGACTCTGTTGTAATAAGATTGGTTGCACTGTTGATAAACTTCTGGTCATTGACTACTGAGCCACCACCACCACCGCCTATAAAATCTGTAAAATTACTCATGCCATTACCCATCCGCGTGTCGCGTCTGTAAATATAAATTGAATTGAAAGGTACTCTTTGTCCAGTGTCATATCAGTGCCGCTAGACATAATGTTGCTGCTGTTGCGACCTACCACTGTATTGACAAAGTTACCCACGGTTATCATCACTCGCTGACCAGCAGAAGGTGAAGCAGGGAGCGTTATGGTCTGTCCTGCTGCGCTAACGTAGACATGAGTATTCACTGTCGCTGTCAAAGATGAGGCTGTGGCTACTGTGGTAATACCTGCGGCTATAGTAGAGGCTAGAGCAGATGTGCCTACAGCACCATCAGCTATTTGCGCGGAGCCAATGCTGTCATCAGCAATTACACCTGCTTTTACTTTTGTTAAAGCCATTAGCCCACCTCTGGTCTTGTATCTGGGAAGTCTTCAGTCGAAGGCCAGTCACGTAATGCCGCACGATAAGTAATAATAGCTGCTGCATTAGGATAATCAGATACTGTAGCGGCTATGTCTGTCCGAGCGAGTTCATCATTGCGCCAGAAGATTGCTGCTGAAGTTGGCGATATATGGTCTGCTTGTATTATTAAAGCCATTATTTTATCCTCATATAGTTTTGGTTGCCGTACTCAGTGCCGCCTTGCGAGCCAATGCCAATTTGGTATTCGTATTTGAATACTGTATCGTTTGAACTACCGCAAACCAAAAAAGAAGTACCGTCCCACCCAATTCCATCAGGCGCACTATCTTGTGCATTTATAGAAAAACTTTCCCCTGTATAAACGCCAGCAGCGTTGTATTTATAAGCAGTATCATTTTGTTGTCCGACAACCCAAAAATGCGTACCGTCCCATGTAAGTCCTTCAGGAATACCATCTTGAGCAGCCACACTCCAAGATACGTTTTGGTACACGCCAGAAGCGTTAAATTTGTGTACTTGGTCACCTAGGTAGCCAACAACCCAGAAGTGGGTTCCGTCCCATGTTATGTCACTAGGGTTATGCTCTAGGGCAGCTGTTGACCAGCTTACATTCTGATAAACACCTGAAGCGTTATATTTGAACACAGCATTGTTCGCATCCCCAGTAACCCAGAAGTGAGTTCCGTCCCATGTTATCCCAGAGGCACTGGTGTCTTGAGAACCTGTTGACCAGCTTACATTCTGGTAAACGCCAGCAGCGTTGTATTTGTATACATTTCTATTCTGACCACCCAGAAGCCATAAATATGAACCGTCCCATATTATTTTTTTAGGACTAACATCTTGAGTAGCCGTAGAAAAACTTGTTCCAGAGTATGCGACCTGTGATGTGGCATCTGGGTAAGTAGACGTGTCTGTTGACGTAACACCGCCCTTCAAGTACACACGACCATCAGCCAGAGTGATAAGGTTCTCCGCTGAGTTGAACTCTTTTTTTTCATTTACTGCTGAGGCGCTGCCGCCTCCACCTAAACTTATAGCCATCTTATAGCTCCTTCCATCCAATAGTCGCATCAACAAATACCAAGGTCGCACCAGCGTCTGCCGCCAATGAACCATCGTCTGTTGTGCTATTAATCTTAGAGCCATTACGACCCACTGTGACTGTGCCTGTGCCAGCGTTTTTAATGAAGACTACGTTGCCAGCACTAGGGCTTGCAGGCAGAGTAATTGTCACTGTGCTGCTTGAGTTGACTATGAGCTGGTCGCGAGTAACTGCGGTGTACGCAGATGTCTTGATAGCAAAGTCATTGAATGCGCCACCTACACCTGCGCCTAGCTTGGCAGAAGTAATTGCTCCGTCAGTTATCTTAGCCGTAGTAACATTAGCGTCAGCTATCTTTGCTGTTGTAACTGCGCTGTTGACGATCTTGACTGTTGACACAGTGTTATCATCTGGTGTGCTTACAGACACCACAACAGCGTGTGCTGCCATAACTTCTACAGCTACGCCATTAGGAGGTGCTGTGCTGAAGGTAAGCGTAGTGCCTGAGACAGAGTAGTTGGCTTTGCTTTGGTACACACCATCCCAATAAACATTGGTATTATTTTCTGGTGTGGCTTCAGATAAACTAAATGCTGTGGCTGAACCGTTACCAGTGAACTGACTTAGTTTAAACTCAGTGCTTGCCTCTACTGGCGCAATTGTTGCCGCTGTAATCTCAATCGCAGCACCACTGTCAGGTGCAGCAGAGAATGTCAAAACATTGTCAACAATGGCATAGCCAGTCTTGTTCTGATAGACACCGTCTATGTATACAAGAGTATTGTCTTCAGCAGGACTTGAGGAAAGCGTATAAGCGACAGTTGAGCCATTACCTGTGAAGCTGTTAAGTTTGAGATCGGCAGCACCACCACCTATCTCACCCCACTCCGTTGAGTAGCCTTCAAACTTACCTTCAGTGGTATTGTAGCGGAACATACCTGCTGCTGGAGAGGCTTCGCGCTGACCAGTTGTACCTGCGGCAACTTTCACAGAACCAGTGTTATTCAAAACCAAAGCCCCTGTGACTGTGCCACCGGCTTTTGGTAAAGCGTTGGCCGCTAAAGTGCCTTGGGCAGCAGTAGCGTAATCTGAAGAATCAAATGCTTTTACTTCTGCGAGATTAGTAACTTCGCTGTCCATCAAAGCGCCAGCGGCTCCTACATTGGTAGCATCAGTTACATCGGCACTAGTTTCAATGTTATTTAGCTTGGTGTGATCAGCGTTCGTAAAGTTATTCTGCGACAGCTCACCGTCTTGGATACTGTATGTCGTGTTTGTATTTGTGTCTGTACTGGTAATCGTGAAGTTCGGATAAGTACCAGAAATACTAGTGGCACCCGCACCTGTTAGCCCAACAGTCTGGTCGGCTTGAGAAGCCGTTGCAAAGGCTGACGATGCTGAGGTGGCTGCGGAGCCAAGTCCTAAATTACTCCTAGCACTTCCAGCATTCGCAAGGTCACTTAGGTTGTTAGCAGCAAGTAAGCTTCCAGTAGCAGATGCATAAGCTGCAACCCAATTAGAGCCTTCGTATACTTTCATTACATCTGAAGTCGTGTTGAAGTAGAGCATGCCAGCAGCCAGAGCATCGCCATCGTTGTCTGTTCCCGGGTCACTGGACTTTTGTCCCAAGTACCTATCGTCAAAAGAATCAAAGGCTGCAAGTGCAGCATCTTTAGCGGCAACTGCAGCAGTCTCAGCAGTTTCTGCATTAGTTGCACTAGTTGATGCTTCACTAGCTTTAGTAGTAGCCGTGGTAGCACTAGCAGCAGCGTTAGTAGCTGAAGTCCCTGCAGCAGTAGCTTGATTAGTAGCAGTAGTTGCAGAAGCAGCAGCGTTAGTCTCTGCGGTCTCTGCGTTAGTCTCAGCAGTCTCTGCGTTAGTTTTTGCAGTTGCAGCAGCAGTGGCAGACGTAGCTGCATTACTGGCTGAAGTGACAGCTTCACTAGCTTTAGTAGTAGCTGTAGATGCACTAGTAGCAGCGTTAGTAGCTGAAGTACCTGAAGCAGTTTCTGAGTTAGAGGCATTAGTAGCTGACGTACTTGCAGCAGTCTCTGAGTTAGAGGCATTAGTAGCTGATGTAGCAGCTTCGCTTGCTTTAGTAGTAGCTGTAGTAGCACTAGTAGCAGCATTGGTTGCACTAGTATTTGCAGCAGTAGCTTGATTAGTAGCAGTGGTTGCACTGGCTGCTGCATTAGTTTCAGCAGTCTCTGCGTTAGTTTCTGCAGTCTCTGCATTAGTCTTAGCAGTAGCTGCACTAGTTGCTGAAGTAGCTGCATTGCTAGCTGAAGTAGAAGCCTCTCCTGCTTTAGTAGTTGCAGTGGTTGCACTAGTAGCAGCATTAGTCTCACTAGTAGAAGCATTAGTAGCTGAGGTAGCAGCTTCGCTTGCTTTAGTAGTAGCTGTAGTAGCACTAGTAGCAGCATTGGTTTCGCTAGTACTTGCAGCAGTCTCTGAGTTAGAGGCATTAGTAGCTGCTGTAGAAGCAGTTGTTGCCGAGTTAGAAGCATTAGTAGCTGAGGTAGCTGTACTAGTTACAGCAGAAGAAGCAGTAGTAGCTGATGAAGAAGCATTAGTAGCTGAGGTAGCTGCATTACTTGCGGAACCTTCTGCATTAGCCTCTGCTAACTCAGCAGCAACTTGGGCTTTCTTAGCTTCTGATGCAAAAGATAAAGCATCTGCTATTTCTGCTGGGCTTCCTACACTAAAGTTACCACCCTCTGAAGGATTGTTTACTAAGTTAGAACTCTCTAGGGGTGTATATTCAATAGCCATTAGCCATCTCCTTAAAATTGAGCAGTGTTAGAATAGGTCTGGACATAAGAACCACCTCTAGTTTTTCTTTGTACTTCCTCAGCATTTAACTCTTGTATGTCTTTTAGTTGCTGATCTTTAAACTTAGCAGCCCTTTCGTCTTCACCTACGTAGTCGAAAGCATGAGCCACAGCTCCCCATAGTAAAGCTCTTTCATTACTATCTCTTAACCAGTTAGGTACTTCTTTGCTTATGTAATAGCTCCCACTACCAGCAGGGAACTCTACAGATCCTGTAACACTTTGAGTAGAAGACTCAGCTAAACCAGCATCTATGTTTGTTTGGTTAACAACATAAACAGCGTTAGCATCCTTAAGCCTTCTGTAGTAGTACAGCTCGTACACATCACCAAGCTTTGCCGCAGGGTAGAACACTAGGTTTGAACCCTTACGTGCATAAGACTCTTGCTGATGCTGATAATCTTTATCTTGCATAGCTAGTAATGATATTCTTTCATCAAATACAAAGCTGTTACCTTCAGCATCTACTTTTCTAAACTGAATAATCTCTGACAAGTCTGAAGGTACTGTTAATTCTGTCTCACCCACAGTGCTAGCTCCCACAGCTCCATAGCTGAAGGTGTGCTCTAAGGGTGGTATTCTTAGCTTACGGTAGCATAGGTCTGCTGAGTAGTCTATGAAGTCTTCTATTAAAGCATCTGTTAAAATATTAGAATCTCTGTTTACCCATGTTCTAACTTTTGCAACTAAGGCATCGTATAGTGGAGTTGACATTTATTGTCTCCTGTTGTTAACCACGACCCCTTGATACACTAGATGTTAAAAGACCGGGGTACTCTGATTTTATAATTCTTTTTAGTTTAGCAACGTCTTGCTTGTTGCTCATAAACTCTGATTCATTTAAGTTTAAACCATGCTTAGTTAAAATCTCAATAGCAACAATATCTGGTATGATTGCAAAAGATCTATAGTGCGAAGCGTCACCTCGTCCTTGGGTTTCACGGGACTCTTTGGCAAACTTTAAGTATTCACCTACGTCTTGTACTACTTCAAACTTACTTGACTCAGTACCGACTTTCATATTATTGTTATTCATTTTGCCTCCAATAGGTAAAAAGAAGGGGCCCCCTTTAAGGAGCCCCTAATAGTCTTAGAGATTAACTTCCACCAAGACCTACAATCAAACCACAACCCTTAGGGTTCATTACTGCAAGGGTACATTCTTCCACGATCTGACCAACAGTGCTATCACCTTGCTGACCGACTTCAGTTTCCTGAAGAGGACGAAGAGTAGCAATCTTAAACATAGCGGGATCATACACTAATGCACAGTAGTTAGCAGCGTTAGTAGTACCGTCACTACCAGTGTTATGAGCTAGGCCCATAATGTAGTTAGGCACAATACGGATCTCACCGAAATCACTATCAAACAGCTCAATGCTCTGACGCAGCTTACCAGTGTCATCAACATTACGTACAGTGTTGTTACCAGTAGCGTGAGCCTTAGAGGAGAAAGTACGCTTGTTTAACGGAGAAGTCATAAGAGTAGTAGCCTTACCACCCTGCTCGTAGATAGCTTGCATCATGTCATCAACGTGGCTTAACTCAATATCATTGAGGTTAGAGTCTGTCGATCCACGTACAATAGTACCAGCAGTACCAGTACCCTGAGCGCCAGTAGACACAGCAGTGTAAGCTGCGGTTTCACCAGCGTTTACAACGTTAGCAGTGTAGTTGATGTATGCCTGATAGCCACCCATCTTACGAGTAGAACTAGAACCATCTTTAGAGTGGAAGCTGTGTACCAGATCCAACTCAAGGTCACGGCGTAGTTCAGTACCACGCTTCTTCAACTGGTAAGCATATTCATCAGCAACACCAGCCTGATCAATAGCTCGCTTAGAGCCAGAAACTTGAACAGTCTTAGAGTTAATCTGAGTGTAGTTACCTAGACGAGTACGAGCACCACCAGCAGCTTGAGCGCCTGCGATAGTAGCAAAGGTAGAACCTTCAGCAACAGCGCCAGAAGCGGGTGCTACTAGCTCATCAGTCTGCCACTCGTGATAAATAGCTTTAGCTGAAGTCTTGCCAATAGAAGACATGAATGGAGTCTCATCACGAGAAATCATCGAGATGAAGTTACCTAGGTCTTCCTTCTCAGAAAGAGTACCAGTAGTTACAAAATTTGTTGCAGCCATTATTAAATTTCCTTATATATTATATTAAATCTATTTTTGTTAGCTGAACTTGCTTAATGACTTTAAGAATGCTAATTGAGACGCTTCGTCAGATTGACCAGACAGCACATTATCTCTAAGTGCAGATTGATCACGGACTTTACGTTGACTTGCAGTTGACTTACGTTTAGTTGGGATACCTTTAGCTTTAGGGGCTGCCTTTCGTTTAGCAGAACCACTTGAGGTTTTCTGCTTAAGTCTGCGATAATCATCTACAAACTTAACAACGTTAGCATCCATAATGATATCAAGGAACTCTTGAGGTACACCTTCATCCAGAGCAAACTTCCGCACAGCTTCAGAGTCGAAGTCAGGTAGGACAGTTTTAATATCCTCTTCAAACTTACCCATTAACTCATCTACTTGTGCTTGGAACATTTCTTGTTGCTGGGTTTGCACAGCCCCTACTAAACCTTCACGCTTATTACGTGCTGACCAGTAGTCTTTCTGTGCTGTCTCTCGTTTATCCTTGAGCTCATTTAGCTCATACGTATCACCGTCTTCACGGGCTTTTGCAATTTTAGCTTCTAAGTCATGGAAGTTTTTAGCTAGCAAATCTTCTTGTTGTTGAAGTTGCGTACTTAAAACAGTCCCAAGTTCGAGAGCTTGATTAGTCTTTTCGGAATATTCTTCCTTAAGTTGTTTCTCAAGATCACTAACTTCTCTACCCTTCTTAGACAAGTGTTGGTCTGTAGCAAAACCTTTACGGAGTTCAGAAAGAGTTAAGTGTTTAACTTTTCCATCTACTTTGACAGGGATTTTATAGCCCCAGTCAATATCATCTTCAGAAGGTAAATCGTCATCTTGGGTAGAATCATCTTCATCCTCATACTCTTCATCTTCTTCAGCGTCTGCTTCATCGCCATCGGTATCGTCTTCATCTGTGTTGTCATCGGGGATTTCATCATCCACAGAATCTTCCGGGTCAAGTATAGATTCATCATCATTTGGTAGAGACTCCTCCTCCTCTTCGCGCTCAAGGCCAAGTGCTGCGCCCATGGGCCCTAAAGGGACTGGAATGTCATCGATAGACTGACCATCTTGACCAGCATAAAAACCAGCGTCATCCGAACGGGTAGAGGCTGTATTGTTTTCGTTGCTCATAAATTGTTATCCTGTATTAGTCCTATTTAACCGCGTCCTTCTTCTTAGGCGCTCGGGTTTCTTTCTCAAGTTTCTTTAACTCTTCTAAAGCATTACAAGCATGTACAAAAGTTTCTGCATGGAACCGGGCTTTGCCGGGGCCTGATGCTAGTTCTTTTATCATAGCTTTGATAGTGCCTTCTGTAGCTAGGATTGCCCTAGCCAGTAATGGGTTATCCATCAGATATCTCCTTCTTGAGATTTATTGTAGTCTATCGTCTCTTGGTTAAACCCGTAGGTTTCAACGTTAATAAGACGTTCTTTAACGGAACCTAATGCCATAGCTACGTGGTACAAGTACTCACGTTCTTTTACGCAGTGGGGTTCTGTGACTAACCATTGAGTAAACAAATCTACAACGATGTCAGAGTAAGCTTCAGTAAAGAACTCATCTCTTTCTTTTCTTGCAAATATTGCTCGGGTTAATGCTTGTTGAGAATCTCCAAACGGGTTAGCTTTATACTCACCTGTCTGTTGATCCATCTTAGGTTTAAACTTACGTTTAGCACCTTGTTTATACTTATCCACTATATCTCCTCGGGTTAGTGTCTTAAGTTGAAGGGCCCGTCTGGGCCCCTCAGTAGATGAAAATCACCTCCTACATCATACCTCCACCGCCTTGACCTAAGAAAGATTGAATAGCTTCTGGTGTCAATCCTTGACCTTGCATCTCTTGTTGCACAGGAGGCTGTTCAGGTTTCTTAGGTTCTTGATTACTCTTCGGCTGGGTCATTGTTTGCTGAATTAGAGACTGAGCTAATCCGTACATCTCTTGTACGTCAGGTTGGATAGGTTGCTCCGAACCATCTTTAGCTGCAGATAAACTTAACTTTGCCCATTCTTGATATGATTTATCCAGAGCAACAACAAGCTGCTTAAGGTTGTCTTGAATAGCATTCTGGGACTGCACATTAGTGTAGTCTACATTAGCTTGATCAAGAGCAATTTTAGTTTGCGTAGTAATATCAGCAACACTCTTTGCCTTCTCTGCTTGTTCTTGTTCCTTCTCTTTATCTTTCATTGCGGAATCTTTGTACTCATCGGAAGTGTAGTCTACTATGTAGTCTAACGGATCTTCACCTAGTGCCTCAATGGTTTTAAAGGCAATGACTGCTGGTGCTGTGGGATTTATGGCCCCTTTGTACCCAGCTCCCATAAGAGCAGGTAAAACTTTCTCACCAATCATTGACATTTTACTTAGGATAGTACTATTACTAGCGTCACCAACGTCAGCTTCTACTTGCAACATCATATTGTCAGGTAGTTCACTAATGTTAACTGTGCCGTAAAAATCATTACGATCATAGTATCCCATCTTTTGCCCACGCATTTCTTTAGTCATCGTCTTATACACACCTTCACAGAGAGCGGCTAAGCCTGTTTCCATGAATCTTCTGGCGATATGCTGGATGCGTGTTTGTGCTGCTGATTGAACAGCCGATACTTTCTGTTCGGAGTTACCGGACACATAGAGAGTATCATTAAGCCCTTGTGCTGCCTTAGACAAACCATTGGCTTGCTCTTTGTGCTGCTGCAGGAACTCAAGTAAAGGTACCGTACCCGAAGATAAAGCCTCTGGTGGCATGTTGTGAACAGCCATTGCAGGGTTACCGTTGGTAGGTACAATTTGTTTTGGTTTCATATTCTGTAATGCAGAAAAGTCTACCACGTTAGGATCAGCTAGCTTAGGAGAGTAGTTAGTTAAATAAGTATTCTCAACAAAGCCACGCAAGATAGCTGTAGATGCTAGAGTAGAAGGTCTAGTCATGTCAGCCATAGACAGTCCAGCCCACTCGTGTGGGATATCAAAGGCCTTAAGCTCGCATATCTGGATAGAGTCAACATCTTCTTCGAATAAGATATTATCATTAATAGTAATGAATCTCTTTAACTCGGAGATACCATCACCGTCACGATCTACCCGCATCCAACACTCTAACACAGAAACAACTTGGTTAGCTTCACTATTACTGTTCTGCCCAAAGCTATGATTGCTTAAGCCTACTGAGGTTCTTCGTGCAGCCTTCTCGTTATTAATAGCCTGTGCAAAGGTATAGGTACTATTAGTAGTATCCCAATCTATATTCTCAGAGTGATCAGGGTACTGCTTACGTATCTCTGAGCGAGTCATCTCTGTGCGTAGACCAACAAAGGA